CGATCAAATTAAGCGTGTGTATTCGCCTGATGGCAAATCTCCAACTGTTACTACTTGTGGTGGTGGTCATAGAGAACCTAAGGTTGTTGCTGGGGCGTGGAGAGGTAGATATCAAGAGGATGGCTCAGTTAAACAAAAGCTACACCTTAACAAGCAATCTAAAAGTTATGCATTAACTGCATCATTTCATCATAAGATGAATTTTTTAACTAAAGATGAAGTCTATTGGCGAAAGCTAACACCCTTAGAGTGCGAGAGATTGCAAACTGTTCCTGATAATTACACGAACCATGTCAGCAACAGTCAGCGTTATAAAATGCTTGGCAATGGTTGGACTATAGAAGTCATTGCTCACATCTTAAAAAACATAGAGGTAAATTAAAATGGTAGGTAAGCTAACAAAAGACGATGAGCTATCAGCATCAACTGTGGCTAATGCAATGGGCAAAGGCAAATACAAATCTAAGCAACGCCAGTTACAAGAGCATATCAAAGCCAAGCATGGTGAGAACATTAGATTTGACCAAAACACAGCAATGGAGCTGGGAGACTTTTTTGAAGAAGGTATTATTAGATTTGCAACTGAAAAGATGGGTCTCACAGATGTAGAGACTGAGTTTCCAGAAGCTTTCACTCATCCATTCTTTCCGATTCAATGTTCTTTAGACGGAACTGCAATGGCAAATGATTTAACTGTTGAGGAGAATCCACAGCTAGGCATTTATGTTCCAGACCATGAGCACATTACTATCAATGGCAAAGGCATCATTGAATGTAAGCTCACTAAGGATTATCCAAAAGATTATCCTGAAGATTGGCGTGGCTGGATTCAACTTAAGACTCAAGTTGAGATCACTGGTTGTTCTTGGGGTATGCTGGTGATCTTTAGTCATACTGCTAATGAGATTAATTACTTTTTCTATCAACGTGATCCAGCCTTCAGTGAGGAGTTAAGACTTTTAGCTGATGACTGGCAGAAAAGAGTTAAAACAGAAACTTACTTTAACCCTGAAACTTCTGATGATGCTTATGCAATGTTTGAAGATATACCAGTGGCAGAAGATGTCTTGGAAATAGATGATTCTTTATCTGGAATGATTGCAAGGCATGAAAACATTGATGCTGAGATTAAAGAGTTAAAGGAAGAACAGGACTGCATACAAACTGCATTGATGGAAAAGATAGCCAATCATGAAAAAGCTGTTTGTGGCTCATATCAGCTTGACTGGGGCTATATAAATTATAAGGCTACACCTGAAAAGGTAGTGCCTGCAAAGGAAGCCAGAAGCGTTAGACGTAAGCAGGTGAGGATTAAGGAGAGATAATGAAATTTTATGTAGCAAAATGTTATGAATATAATCTTGTTTATGTTTACACCAACAAAAAAACCATGATGAAAGATTGCAACAAATATGGTTTTTTGGTTGAAGAGCCTATTGAGTTTAAACAAACCCAAACAGCTAGTGTGCTAAATGCTATGGCAGAATTATCCACATACTGTGGCAATACGATTGATTTCAAAATAGGAAAATAAAGGTGGGCAGCAGACTTGAAGGGAGCGTTATAAGGAGAGTTTTGCCACTGCCCAAAAATATTATAGAATAAACATGGAGAGTTTAGATATGAAAACAGTAATAAAAAACAAAAGAAATAAGTTGACAGAACGTACAACTACCCAAGCTATTTGGGTGGACTCAGAGATACATCAGTTGCTAAAAGAGCATCAGGTAATGTCTAGGAGCTCAAGAAGTCTAGGTGAGTTAGCAGCCCATTACATCAAGCTAGGTATTTGTGATGCTAGGAGTCAAAAGAAATGACCCAGTATGATCAAGTAGTCAGGTTGCAGGCATTAAAGAATGATGTCTATGAGTGGGCTAAAAGAGTTAAGTCTCACTATATGCAAACTAGATATGGTGATGGCTTTTATGAGATTACCTATAACGATGATTCCAGAGAGGTCATGTACAACGATGGAACAGTTAAAACCACAGATTCACCCCATAACTTTGAGCAGCTTGTGAGATTGTACGAGCAAGATCATGGTGAGCAGTGGTAAATTCCAGAAACAAAGGTGCAGCTTTTGAGCGTACTATCGTCAAGCTGATAAATAACTTTTGTGAGAAACGTGGATTAGATGAAACTGTTAAAAGGAATTTGGATCAATACCAGAATAAAGGCATGGCTGATATCTACTGGCGTAATTTTGCAATTGAGTGCAAGTGTTATGCAGGAAAAGGATCAACCTTTGCCCAAGAGAAATGGTGGGCTCAAGCCTGTGAAAGTGCTGGAGACACATTGATTCCAGTGTTGATTTATAAATACAATCGCAACAAAGCTAGGTATGTTATGCCAGCAGCGTTAATATACAATAATTTTCATTACCACAATCAAGCTGTAATAGTTGGTTATGTTGATGACTTGTGTAATGACATTGATGTAATATTGGACAATGCACATAATATTTGATGACGATTTTGAAGAGTTTTGCTTTCGCAAGTATCAGAACTATCTGTTAGGAGCTGAAGCATTAGGGATCACCGATGTCGGTGATTTTTGGAGCTACAAGACTAGGAACATTGAAAGTCTTGAAGCAGAATATAACGAAGGTGCAGACAAAGTTTTGCACTGATTTAAAAGGAGCGTGCTATGGATTTTTTTGAAGAAAATTCTGGTGAAGGAAATGGGTCAAATTCTTATCTTAAGTTTTTGGCAAAAGAAAAGGCGTGGTATATAGGAGAAAATGTCTATGACATGGAATACATCCTACTAGACCCTGATACTATCCAGACTGGTCTGGGCAGGTATTCAGGTGGCTATGAGTTTGAATTCTCTGATATTCCATTTAGTAAAGTCGAAAACAAAGAAGGCTGGAAAAAGGCTTTTAGCGTTTGGGCTTACACAAGCGATAAACAAGTCGTGCAATGGGAACGTGCAGCATGGGGAGAGCTACAAGGCTTTAAGTCCATGTGCGAGAAGTTCTGGATGCAAAAGGCAGCTAATGAAGGGCAATTGCCTTGCTTTAGATACTTAGGCTCAAGAGGTGTTAAATTCGATTCTGGATTTTCCAGCGAAGTACCTGAGTTTGAGTTTGTTGCTTGGAAACCAAGACCAGCAGAGTTTGTTATTCCTGCTTGGGCTAATGATGAGGATGTACCAGCACCAGTTGCTGAAAGTCCTGTTGAGAAAACAGTTGTTACCGATGAAGATATACCCTTCTAGTGACAAACGAAGATTGGGCATCAATAGCTAAACCTATTGGCTTAGAATTACTTGGCGAACCAAAAGCTGAAACATCGGCTGAGGTTCGCTGGGGAACTCATGGCTCTTGGGTTTTAAATAAAGAGAGGGGTCAATTTTATTCCTTTGAATTGGATCAGGGTGGTGGTACGATGTGGCTACTTAAACACTTTGATCAAAGTATTAACGAAACACTTAGACGATTTGGTTTTGGCGATGAGGGAGCAGTGTCTAACGACATTCATTTTATCTCCCCAAAAAAAGAAGCACCTTCATCGCCATCTTTAACCAGAGATCAATTTGTCGAACTCTGGTTGCAGGCAAGCATTAAGATTAAATACTCTGATGACTTTGCAGTGCTGAGATTCCCAGAGGGTCATCCTAGAAGCAAAATCAAATATGCACCTTTTAGCAAACGTGGTGATCTTTGGTATATGAAACGCCCAAAGGGGCTTATGCCTTTGTATCTATCAGATAAAAGCTCAGAGAAGCCTGTGCTACTTGTGGAAGGTGAAAAGGCAGCCATAGCAGCCGAGCAGATATACGCTGGTCAGGTTGCTTGTCATCATGGTGGCTGTAAGGGCTGGGATAAAACAGACTGGTCAAGCATCTATGGTAGGCAGGTTTACATATACCCAGATAATGACGAAGCTGGGCTCATGTTTGCAGAAGAGATTGGTCAATACTTAAGATCAAAAGGCTGTAATGTAATTGCTTGTCAGCCACATAAAGATTTGCCAGATACAGGTGATTTACATGAAGCAAATGAATTAAACCTGTATTTAAGTTCTGATGAGCTTGAGGATTATATTCTTGGCAATCCACCAGAAAGACCTAGAGGAGCTTTTTATGTTGAGCCTGTTAGTAGGATTATCCAGCAAGTAGATGAGCCTAACTGGTTAATTGATGATGTGATTGAGCAAGAAAGCTTGGTTAGTGTATTTGGAGCACCCAAGTCAGGCAAATCCTTTGTTGCAATCGCTATGGCAGCTTCTATAGCAGCAGGAAATGATTTCTTCGGACATAAGGTAAAGAAAAAGTCTAGCGTTCTTTATGTGGCAGGAGAGGGGCTCAGGGGGATCAGGTCTCGAACAACTATCCTTGACGATAAAGAATCATTAGCTGATGCACCTTTTTACATATCTAACAGAACTGTGAGAATCAATGATGATGCTGACTTCACATCTTTAATAGTAGAAATTGAGATGATCGTTGCAAATCATGGCGAACTTAATTTGTTGGTGTTAGATACCTTTCAACGTGTATTCAGTGGCAATGAAAACAGCTCTGAGGATGTTGGGGCGTTTATAAGCAAATTAGATAAGCTAATAGCAGACTATAAGTGTTGTGTATTGATAGTGCATCATACAGGTCATGGCAATGCTGATAGGGCTAGAGGATCAAGCGTAATACCAGCTTCATTAGATAATGAGTTTAAGGTGGTCAGAGATAAGGACTCTCCAGATGATGAGATGCATTTGACGTTTGAGCAAACGCTAAATAAAGACTCATTGCATAACACCAGATTAGCTTTTAAATTGGTTGATCATTCAGTAACAATTAATGATAAAAAGATCAGCAGTGCTTATCTGGAAAAGATTGAGTTTAATTTTGACGAAGAAGAGGAAAACCTATCGTATATAGCCCAAAGATTGTTAAGTAGAATTGAAGCTGACAATGCCTGTATAGAAGATTTAGACAAAAGAAAAGAACATACTTTTAAAATACCAAGTTATTACAATAAGATTAAAGGGGGTGGTGATAAATTTTTATCAGAATCTGCAATTAAAGATGCAAAAACTGAATTAGTTGAAAAGAATTATATTTACGACACAAAGCAAAGAGATGGTAATGCTTATTTATATCAACTCACAGAGCTTAGAAATAAGTCTGAATTTGATAAGTCAGACAACTTAGACACTGAATAAAAATGTCGGACATAACTAAAACCCTCAAAATCATAAAGTCAGTTGGGTTGGGTAGTAGTTCTATAGAACTACCCAACCTAACCGACTGATTGACTGGATGTTTATATGAAAAATAAAGATAAAAAAACCTATAACGAAGCTACTTTAAAGCTGTTAAGCACATATCAAGATTACAAAAAAGAGTTTCACACAAGATGGGGTGATCAAAAGAGACTAGATAGATTAGTTGGCGTGGACTTTAGAGTTAAGTTTATGAAAGCAGAACAATTATTTAAAGCAGCAGCACTTGAGAGGAATGATGTAAAAACAGTCAAAATGATTGATATGATGTATCGAGCATATGCAGCTTTAGAAGAAGAAATGCAAACTCTTGGCTACAAACCACTTGAACCTCACATACGCTGTTTTGATTGGGATGGAGTTATTTGGTATGTTACAGACTTGGATTATGAAATACCTAGAGCAATGCAACGCTATAAGCATGAAGGTAAAGCTAATTTTATTAGCATACAAGAGCTGCTTAGATGTGTACCAAAAGAACTTATGGATATGAGACTGGAATTAGCAATGATGTTTGAAGGCAGTAAGTTTGTGAGGATAGAAAAGAAATGAATAGCATATGGCTCATACCATTCTTTATTATTCTTTGGGGCTTAACCTTTTACTACATGACAGAGGATGATGATGAGTAAGGGCAGCAAACGTAGACCAGAGAAGGGAACACAATACCAAGATAACTGGGAAAAGATATTTAACAAAAAGAAAAGGAAGAAGGATGCCAATAAAGATAAGTAAATCACAAAAGGTAAGAGACAGACAAACAGGGAGGGTAAGCACCACTCATTATTATGCTAAGTGCACCAGCACTAAAGTGCTTAAGGATATGATTGATAGCCCATCAACTAAACCTAAGATCAAACAGAAATGTAGAAACGAATTAATAAGGAGAATGAAATGAGCAAAGATATGGTAAACCATCCACCACATTACAATGATGGTGGAGTAGAGTGCATTGATTACATACAACAACAGCTTGGAGCTAACTACCCTAGCTATCTGGAAGGTAGCATCATAAAATATATACACAGGCACAAATATAAGGATGCCAATATACAAGACTTAGAGAAAGCCCAGTGGTATCTGAATAAGCTCATAGAGCATTACAAAAACTTATGAATATAGATAAAGATAAATTGAAACAGAAAATAGAACAGGGCAAGTCATCACATGACATAGCCATGCAGTATGACGTACACCCATCAACAATCAGGCGTAAAGCTAAAGAGTTAGGACTTAAGTTTGAAGCTAAGTCTCACTGGAGAAAGAAATGAGAATTGATATCAGAGATAACATAAAAGAAGTTACAAAGGGTTTAAGCTCAATGCAGAAAAAGCAAATACCTTTTGCAACTATGCTTGCATTAAACGATACAGCTTTCGCCCTTCATAAGACATATAAAAAACAAACAACACAAAAGTTTGATAAGCCTACACAGTTTACACAAAAAGGATTTAGGGTAGACAAAGCTAAGAAAACAAATCTGGTTGCTGTGGTTTATGTTGAGAAGAAGCGTGAAGATTATATGAAATTAGAAATAGATGGTGGCATAAGAACTCCAAAGAATTCTGCAATCGTTACTCCAAACAAAAAGAACTCAAATGAAATTAACAAATATCCATCTGGTAACATAACTAAGGGTGCATACAATAAGCTAAAAAGAAATAAGGCTAAATACTTTTTTGGTAAGCCTAAAGGCAATCAAGGAACAGAAGGTATATGGGAAAGATATGGTAGAGAATCAGCAGGAACTTCTGCTGGTCAAAAGATAAGACAGGTTGCTAGACTATCTAAAACAACAAAAAGTTATAAAGCATTATATCCATTTGAATCTATTGGTAATGGCGTGGCGTTCTCACGAAAGAATGGATTTGATTCAAATTTTGCCAAGCGATTAAGACGAGCACTGGACACTGCACGATGATCGTAGGTTCTTCTACAACACCAACTATGGGTAATTGGACAG